CCACTTGTCGATCAGTGTTTGCGGCGTAAATTTTGCCGTCACGAAATTCTGCGCCTCCAATATCCGTTGGCTCATGTTTTGTGTTTTTGTCCATTCAATGCCCTCTTTGATGTTGCCGATGTAAATGGGAAAACCCTCTAAGGCTGGATGCGGCTCTGCAACCACAAAACACCCTTGGCGAATTGCCTCAATTGCCCTGTTTGCGCTCTTGTAAGGAGCTGTGGCAGGGATCACCACTATATCGGCTCGGGCGAATTCTTCCAGCATGGTCTCATGCGACCAAGGAATTGCCCCATCAAAATTTGACACCACCCGCAAGGGATAACCTTCAAGGTCAGGCAGTATGCGTTTTAGGCTTTCACGGTTGACATGATGCCCATACCAAAGCAAATTAACCCCGTTGCAGTGCGGTGGCATCTCGGGGTATTCATAAGGGTCAGGGATTACCGTGGCATCCCGTCCCAGCTCTTTAATTCTTCTTGCCATCTCATTGGTTGAACAAGTCACCGCATCCGCAAGACGCAATGCCTCTTGGTAGTGCATCCAATCAAAATGGTCATCACAAAAGTCCACCACCACCCATGCGCCTCGGGCTTTGGCTCTTGCCATTACCATCAGCTCATTGGCTTGCGGCTTGGTAAACACCAGCGTGTCAGCGGTCAAGTCGTTTTGGCTTGCCCAGTCGCCCGCTGGTATTTTGGAACGGTAGCGCCAACTTGCGGCGTTCTTGTCGCCCCAATGGATAAATGATGTACGGTTGTTAAGTTCTGCCTTACCATTGATGATGCCGCCCAGCTCCATCATGTTTTGCTCGCGCTTCTTGATAATGGCTTGAATCAGGCCATGCCCATGCCCATTGAACACCGCATCAGGTAAGTAATCGTAGTAAGTCTGGAAATGCTCGGCCTGCAACGCCATCGCTGTATTGCAGTAAAAGGTCTCGCCTTGCGGGTCAATCTTGACCTCAATCAATTGATCGCCCTCTTTGAGTCTTTCGCCGTTGACCCTAAGCATTTGGTCGGTGTTACAAGAATCAAAGCCAAACAGCTCAAACTTCCTGTATCCAAGGACGTAAAACAGCGATATAGCCCTTAATCCCGAGGTTGTGCCGCCACCTATCAGCATGGAGTTTTTAGGGCGGTCTTGGCCTTTTTTGACGTATGGATGCCATATTGTGACCTGATAACCATTAAGGTTGTCAAACATCGCCGGATGGCACTGGCTGGCAATCATGTAATGCACTTCTTTGCGTGGTGCGTAAAACGCAATGCGGTGCTCTTGTGGGTCGATGGCTAGGGCATAGTTGGGTATCACGCCTTGGGCAATAAGCCAATCGTGTGCGCCCTTGATCGCCACAATAGGCGACCCCTCTGCTTTCATCTTTTTAATAAGCTCTACCTGACCCCTTACGCTTGGTGCGCTTGCCACTAATAAGATCGAGCCAGCTTTTATTGGCTGCGCTTCCTTGATCTGTGGATAGCCTCTTGCAATCGCGGCATCCATGTGGGCAAACAGTGTCTCGTCTTCAGCGACACATTTTCCAGTTATTTTTAAGGGTACAGAACTCATTAAAAAGACCCCTCCTTTTTTAAGGGAGAGGCCATTTTTTTACACAGGGTTAGATGGCATCAAGCCTGCATTGTTGACCATACAGAATGGTGCTGATGCAGAAGTGGCAGATGTATTAGCCACAATACCTTGAATGAAACCGGCAGACACGGTTGTGTCGTCCAGCGCACCAGGGGTTGCTGTGGTGTACAAAGGCACTTTAGGATTGCATCCAACCAACAAGTTAACTTGCAACATACCGTTCAAGCCAACCCAGCCGTAGTAGCTAGAGGCAATCGCGGTTTGTGCAAAACCAACCATGTTGTAACCCAAAGCCGCAGCGTTTGTGGTGGTCACAGGCACAGCACGCATCACAGGAGTAGGACTCGCTGAGTTTGCGTAAGTGCTCATAATCACCGCATCAAATGCGTTGATGGTGGATTCGGCGCGGACAAACATATACACGCCGTTGTTGGAGGTGTTCACCCGAGTACCAGGGGTAACAGGGAACAAAGTTGTAGAACCGGCAGAAGTGGACGCATAAGTAGCGGTCAAATCAATACCAATTTTTCCATCGGTGACGTAATCAGCCATGATTTTGCTCCTTATTCAGTCATAACGCCTTGGAACTGGAGTCCCGAGGCAGTCATATTGCCAGCCCAGCCAATCAAGCGCACGATGGCATCTTGGTTAGTGGACATACGCTCATCACCGATCGGAACAAAGTTACGATTTGCGTGAGGACGGAAGAAAATGTACTTCGTGTTAAGGAAGTAACCAGTGGATGTCGGAATATTACCGCCGATACCACCGTCAAGAACAACGTCAGCGTTCATGTATTTGGAAGCAACAAAGCCGAGTTCAGCCATTTTGCTAGAGCCAGGGAAACGCTGAATGTTTTGCAGAGACGACATAAAGAAGCCCCACAAGTTGTTATCCAACAAAATCAAATCGACTACATCAGAGCCGCGACTTGTCTTTGCATACAGACGGTTAAAGCCGGTCTGAATGTTGGAGCTGGATGCAGATGCGCCCAGATCACCAGAGAAGTCGAAAGTCTGATTTTGCCAGAATGACCAAGTTGCACGGTCAATGCCGCCAACCACACCAGTGGATGGAGACGCAACCACCATAGCTTGCAAACCAGTGATTTGCTTGCCGTTGTTGGCTGTACCGTCAGAATAGATACCAGTAGAAATCAAGTTCTCAATGGATGCCTCGGCAACGTCCAAACGTGCGTCAAACAAATCGATGATCTGTTCTTCGCCGCTGTTTTGGAGCATTTCCAAACCATTGATAGTGACTGCCACGGCTGCCTGTTTAATCGGGAACTGAGCCGCACTGATCACGTCCGCAGGGGAAATGTTCAATACTTCAGCGCCTGAGTAGTACATGGCTGTTGAGTTTGCTTGGAATGACAATTCTTGCAGAATGGTCGAACCACCAGTAAAAGGCTTGTAACGGCCTTTTTCGCGCAGGCGAGTCAGCAACGCATTGTTTTTGGTCACGTTATCGGCAACGATGCCGGAACGTGATTCAATGGTAGTTGCTAAAACGTCTGAGTAATTACTATTGGCGTATGCCATGATTTACTCCTTGTTTAAAAATTTGCCGACCGTAACGCATTTGCGATAACAGCTCGGCGGTCTGATTGACTGATTGGGCCAGAGATTGCACCGCCTGGTGCGCCCCTTACCTGTACAGCCGCTTGTCTTGCCTTTTGAACCTGATTCTGTGCGGCGTAGCTTTGTTGCTGTTGAGCAAATAAACTTTGTGCCAATTGTGGATCAAGTCTTACAGCGGTGTCATATGCCACTTGCAATTTCTCGCGTTCTGACATATGACTGATGTCCCCTAGAACTTGCGGCGCTTGGAGAAGCGACAGCATACGGTCTTGGACTGCCTCAAAGTGTGCGTTTGCGGGGTCGCTCGCAAACTGCTGGATTACAGAGAGTGCTCTGTTTTCATTCTGTTTCTGTGCCTCGTACTGGCTCTGCGTGATGTGTTGCGTGAGCTGCTGTACTTGTTGCGCCAGTTGATTGTAATGAGAATCTTGCTGTGGTGGGGCTTCGCCGCCAAAATAAGCAGCCACTTGATCCAATGGGATTTGAAACTGCTGAATCATTTGCGCGACCGCTTGCGACTTTTGCTGTGGTGTGCCTGTTCTCAGCAATGCCGCAGTCTGAAGCAATGGGCCAATCGCTTGTGCCGGTGTACTGTTCTCGTTCCGCAAAATCCATTCATACGGTGCAAATTGCTCAGTGATTGCCCGAGCTTCTGCGTCCCGCTGTTTGTATGAGGTAATGCCCTTTTCGTAATCGGCATCCCGCTGAGCAAAGGCTTGCTGTAACTCAGGCGGTGCTTTTTCCCAATGCTCCTTTAGCTCAAGGCGCAGGCTTTTGGGCATCTCAGCTCTAGGCTTGTCTGCCATTTGCGGCGCTTGGGTCTGGTCAGTCGGGAACTTAGGGGCAAACTTACCGCCCTCTCGGGGCTGGTTTGCGGCGTGTTTGCCACGGTTTGTCGGTGTCTTGGTCAGTGCTTCACGAATCGTGTCGGCTCTGCTTTGCGGCTCGGCTGGCGCTGTTTGGGGCGCTTCGACCGCTGGGGTTTCGGGTGCTGGTGTATCTACTGTGTCGGGTGCGACAACTTCGTTTTCCATCACTTCATCCTTTTCATTTGTTCCAAAGTCATTTTGATCATCTCCTTGCGCTCAGGCATGGGACGGTTGTGTAAACGGTTTGCCATCTCTACGTTTAGGTTAGACATCTTAACAGGTGCTATCGGTGCGCCTGGTCGGTCAAACTCTTGTACGGTCTGCAATTGACCGCGCAACCTGTCTCGGTGCGCTTCTTTCTTCTTGTTCCACTCTTGCTGTGCATACTTAACGTCAGAATGCCCCATCTCGATTGAATCGGTGCGCTTGAGGTGGTCACGCCACTGCTTTCTGCCCTCAATCATTACGCCATCAGGTGACATGAATGGGGCAATGTCGCCCATCACTGCGGTGTATTCGCCAGATTGACCCTTAGACTTTTCGTAAGGCTCGCTACCGTCAGATGGAAATACCCATGTTGTTCTCACATCATCTCCAAGATCATTGCAATATCTTCTTCATCACGTTTGAGCTTAACACGCACTTCAAGGTCTTTGACCCTTTGCATGAGTAAATCATAATCAATTTGTTTTCTGACCGCAACCTCTATTGTTTGCTCAGGCGCGGAAGTGATTTCTTCTCTTACCTCGGGCGGTAGACCAAACAGCGCCTCTTGCAATTTGAGCTTGCGTTGGCCCTCTAGCTTTCGGTCTTTAGCCCATTGTGCATCGCGTTTCTTTTCGTCAAAGCCAAAGTGACCGCCAAGCAAAATGTCCTCTACTGGCGTGGGTGCAACTCCAACGCCAATTGTGGCAAATGGCAGCTCCGCAAATGATGCGTAGCCAAACACTTATGTTCCCCAAGTGGCAGAGGGTGCGCTTGTTACCCACAGACCTGTTGCCGAGCTGTAAACCAATATATCGCCATTGTTTGGGTTTTGTGCCGACACATCGTGCAGCTCATCCATCTCGTAACCGTTTTGCACCTTGACAATCAATTTGCCGTGAACTAGGTGAGCATGGGCAACAACAGCCACATAGACAAGATGCTGTGGCGCATACGGCTTGGTTGCGGTCAAAGCTCCTGCCGTGGTCGGGCTTAAATAAAGCTGCGCCCCATCGGTATATGCTGATGTGTCAAGGTCATCAACCAACCCAATGATGGTGACATACCCATTAGAGTTGTTGTCCAAGTCACTTGTTATCAATCCCAAAGTCTGCGCTGATGTGGCATCGCTTGTTGCCAATGCTTTAGAAACTGTTGGAAGCTGTCCTGTTGCGCCTGAGATATATACCGCTGTTCCTTTTGTTAAGGTTGCACCTGTTGAATTTCGTACTCGTTCAACAAGCACAGAAGCTGGAGACGTTTGCGATACCGCAATGTCAACAAGCGATCCCGCCGTGGTAACAATAACGCTTCCATCAGCAGATGCAATGGAGGTTATGGTGTTTTCAGCGGGCAACGTAACAAATACATCCTTTGTGCCAGCCGCAAGATCAAGTTTTGAGCCTGTAGATGAGGAGATTACGGTCGTTCTAGCTAGTGTCCCGCTAGAGTAAGTACCGATTCCCACCTCCCATTGAGCGCCGCCCGAAATGGTGTAATAGGTCGTATTGCCGTTGCCAATGACCGCAAATGACTGAAACCCTACAACCGAGCCATCTAGCGTGATCGTCCCAGTACCTGTTGAGGTGGTGGTTTGTCTTACCCGATCAGCAAGGGCTAGGCTCATGTGGTCTCCACGCCTATGACAAGACCGTCAGCACCCCTGATGACTTTCTTGGGTGCGGTGAGCCTTTGCATAGCAGCGCCAATGTTTTGCATTGATTCACCATGCAAGTTTGCCATGTTGTCGTGCAAGGCGGTTATTTTGTCCATTGCTTGGACAATTGTGCCGCCCAACTCATTGGTTATTTGTGCAGCCGCTGCTTCAACCACTGGTAAGTCGATGCCAGGGTTGCTACCAATCCTTGCCACCATGATCTTAGTCGCTGCGTCAAGTTCTGCTTTCCATCGTTCATATTCTTCTTTCCCTGCCATCTCTCTGGCTTTGATTTGAAGTTCATTGTTCTGCTTAACAGTCTCAAAATCGGCTTTCATTTGCGCCAATTGCATCTCAGCCTCGACTTTTGCTTGGTGCATCTGCATCTCAAGCTGCGCCTTGCCTTGTTCAATTTGAGCCTGCGCTTGCATCTTCATTTGCTCAGTCTGGGCTTGCGCTTGCATACGCATCTGTTCTGCTTGCTGATCAGCTTGCATTTGTAGCATCTCGGGCGGTGGGCCAGGCTGTTGTTGAGCCGCTTGGTCTGCCTTGTCTTGCAAGGCTTTCATTGCTCTCTCGACCGCGCTCTCCAAACCGCGACCGGCTCTAAATCGGCGTACAAGGAATAACAGCATCTCGGAGGCCATTGGCAAGGTCTCAGGCGCTTGGCTAATCATTGGGATTGCTTCACGCAAAAACAAGCCAATAGCTTGGATGGCCTCTTGTGCGCCCTGCTTCTCTGCTTGCTCATCAATCTGAGCCAAGCTGTCAGCCTCAACCGCAATATGGAAGTCGCGGATGGTGCTGTTAGACAACATCTCCAATGCCGCTTGCAACCTTTGCGGGTCTTGACCGTCTGGTGTATTCATCACGCCAGACATCTGCACAATCAGCTCAGGCGGGTAGAACTTACAAATAACTTGCGCTTTGAGCTTGAAGATGTCAGTGGCAAACTTAGCTACATCTGCTTGACTGCTCTTTAACCGCAAGCTACCAAAGTTGGCTTTGAGCTGTTGAGCGCCAAGGGTTTCTTGGGCTTTGGACGATCCACGCAAAATGTCCGATATGCCCATAATTTCGTAGATCGACTGCTTGACTTGTTCTCTAGCGGCGTACAGCTCACGCAAGGTCACAATGATCTGCGAGGTGTCCATCATGTCGATAGCGCCCTTTAAGCCGCCTTTTTCCGACATTGCCGCCCATCCAGTGACAGGGAACAACTTGTTGTCCACGCCCTCGCTGAACATCCGCGCCAGCTCTTTAAACTCAGCATTGAACACGCCGACCGCTTTACAAGCCTTTGTCAGCAAGTAAATGCGTTGTGTCAGGTTATCCAACTCTTGCGCTTGATCCTCGTACTCACAGTAATCAGGTACAGGGATCATTGTGCCGGTGGTGGTGGTTGCCATCAACGGCTTAGGGCATGGGAAGAATTCTTCCAGCTCTAACGGGTCATCACGCTCATCTAATGCTTGTGGATAACCTTTGGCAATCCAACAAACCTTAGCCGTGCGCTTGTTCCAAATCTCATAGACCATTGCCTTTTTGTCATAGGTCATCTTGGCGGTCAATGGATTCTTGCCGTCCATGTCGGTGTTTGAGCTAGTCAGGCTGACGTTGTTGAATACGTCACCAAAGCGCTCTACACCCTCCTCCTTGGTCATGTAGACAGCTCGAGCCACCCACCACACCTCATCCCATGTGCGGGCGGGTGAATGCAAGAAGTCTGACCAATAGACGTAATCAATGGGGCTGTGAGCCGCATCAATGCGCTCTGTTGGGTCTTCAATCGTGTTGTAAACCTGTGATTCGTCTTGCTCCACACCCTCGACCTCGGGGCGGTCATTGACAATTACAGGCTCATAGCGAATCCATGCCGTACCGCGACCAGGCAACAGTCTGTCTTGTACCGCACCAGACATGGCAGCGTCAAAGTCACCGAATTGCGTGGTTTCGTACTCCATGACACGCTCAAGCATTGTGGATGCAAGGCGACCCACAGGGTCTTGATCCATGTACCGGCGTGACACCTCGGGCTTGGCTTGTCTGCCGTACAAAGCAGGAAACAGCACTTGAATGTTTGACCACAGGATGTTGAACTTCATCCTTGGCATCTCAATGGCATCACGCTCATCCCGATACCGCTTGACAACCTTTAAGCCGCGCTTCTCCCATTTATCAAATATCTTGATGGCGGTTTCAATCTGGTCATGCCAGTACGGGCCTGGGTCTTCGCCCTCATATGCGCCGTTTTCTTCGTACATGATCAATTACCGCTAGAGAAGAAGAACGTCACATCTAATGTGCTGCCAATTGTTGCGTGTAGGCTAGACCCCACGTTGGCAGGAAATCGGTGAAACCCAACCGCAGGCGTAATCGTGCCACTCATTACAGTACCGCTAGAGCCACCGTCTTTAAGCACCAATGTGCCTGAACTTGTGCTGTTAACGTAAAAACCAATCAACTGGCAAGGGCCTGTGCTGACTGCGCCTGTGCTGGTGATGTTTTTATATCCACCGACTTCTGCTACTGGCTGGCTCATATTCGCTCCTCTTTATGTTGCATCTCATAATCCCACAGCTCATCCAATGTGATGGTTTGCAGGGTCTTGCCCTTGGGCGGTGTCTGATATTTTGCCTCTTGTCTATAGGCTACTGCAAGCATTCTAAACGCATCTGCGGGGTGTGAGCACCAGTCATGGCGTGGAGTTTGACGAAAAGTTTTCTTGTCCTCATCATATTCCCGTTGATATTGCCTTAACGCTTCTAACCCCTCATCGCATCTAGAGTCAAAGTAACAAATGGGCAGAATCATCCGCACCGCTTGAATGCCGTCTTGTATGCCAATCTCAGGCACTATTGCCAGCTTGCTCATGCCACCCAAATGTGCCGCCAATTGCTCAACAATCGACTTACCGCCCGAGGCCAAGGTCTTGGCCCTTGCATCATGCGGCAAGAAGTGGCGGGTGTATCGGTAGCCTTTAGCTATGACCGTATTGGCTAATTCCTCAATGCTTGCGCCGCTGACAGCGTAGTAGTCCATTACCCTGATCTCACCCCGCACTACTTGATAAAACCAGATGGCGGTGTCATCTCGGTAGCCTAAGTCCCACGCTGTATATACAGATGATTCTGGCTCAAACGGCAGCTCACAAATCCTGCCCTCAGCATCAGCAAGGCGCATCTCCTGACCATAAAACGCC